CCATTTCCTCGGCCTTGGTTGCCGCTTCACCCGCTTTCTTGCGCTGACGGGCGCTCATAAACGATTGCAGGGCAGCAACAAGTGGAGCAGCAGCAGGGGTCGGAGCGTCAGAACCAGAGAGCGGGCGATACGCTTGCGCTTCTAGGGCTTCTGCCATTGCCTGACGGCGGCGAGCTTCGGCCATCTGGCGCTCATATTCGCTCGGGGCTGCAAAGGTCGGTACATAGTTAATCGGCATTTTCAAAGTCTCCCCTGTAACTGCCGCCCTGCGGCGTCGTCATACCGGGTGATTTAGGCTTGAGTTGGGTTAGCGGCGTTTTGGGGAAAACGCGACCAAACTGCGGTTGTGCCGGAACCATTGTCATCGGGTTCGGCGTGTACTGCATATCTTGGGGAGGCGTAAAGTTGTCCATGCTGCCGCGCTGCTGAAGGGCGTTAGCCAACTTCTGCTGTCGGCTCATAGGGCCACTAAAGGTCTGGTATCTGCCGTTCACTTATCGACCTCCAAAGAAGCCGCCACCGGCTGCTGCTCCGGCTGCACCCGCAAGACCGCTTAACAAGCCCATTTTGGCGTTATAAGCGGCGGTTTGGTTAGCGTAGTTACGCTGTGCGAAGTCGCCTGCCGCTTGCGTTCCGGCAAATATCGGGGCTGCCGCGACGTTTGCGCCTTGGTAGCCTTGGAACTGCGGCATATTGACTTGTACGCCTGACATGAGCGCTGCAATCTCGTTGATCGGCTGATTGCGTAGCGCCAACTGCTGCTGCAACGACTGTTGCAAAGCGGTGTTGCCAAACTGTGCGTTCTGCAAGGCTTGGTTGTACTGCTGCAACTGTGCGGCATTGGCAAGCTGCTGTTGCTGGGCGGCAATGGCTTGGTTCTGGGCAAGTGCCGCATTGCGGGCTGCCTGCACATCCATCTGCTGACCAAACGCCTGACCCTGACCGGCCAGCAACGCTTGATAGGCTCGCAGCGCAGCGTCTTGATTCTGCGCGATGGCCTGATTCTGCATCTGCTGGGCGGCTTGGCCCTGTTGGAAGTTCTGCGCCACGGCAGCGTTGCGAGCGGCCTGTGATTGCATCCCTGCGCCAAACAAAGCTTGTTGGGCGGCGTTGCCAAACTCGCCTGCGGCTACGCGCTGTGCAAAATCCTGCTGCTGGGCGACGTTTTGCGCCTGCTGCTGTGCCAACGCCGTACCCACGTTCTGCTGCAACGCACGGTTGTAAACGTCGGTGGCTTGCGTACCCATGCCAAACTGCCCGAGGGCGGCCTGATTGGCAAATTGGGCGGCAGCCTGCTGCTCGCCAAAGCCCTGCGCTCGAGCAGCCATATCCAACTGCAAGCCTTGGAGGGCGGCCTGCTGGATGGCGTCGTTTTCCTGCTGCTGTTGTTCGGTGATCGCCTCGTTGTAGGCTTCCGATCCACGCGGGATGCCCTGATTAGCAAGCTGCGTTTCCAAAGCTTGACGGCGGCGCTGCAACTGCGGCTCAATACGCGACAGGATCGCCTGCTGACCCGTCGTACCCGCCTGCACCGGCATGGCGGCAAGACCTGAAGTATCAATACCGCGCTGCAACTGCTCCATCGGCACTCGGCCTTGGGCAAATCCGAGGCGCGAGAGGTTCGGCGCGTACTGAACGTCAGCCACGCCCGAGGTATCAATACCCGTCTGCTGTCGAAGCGGGCCTGCGTCACCGCGAGCCAAGCCAAACAACCCACCGGCAGGGCCACCACCCGCAGCGCCAAACCCAAAGAGGTCAGGCGCACCACCAAACTCGTAGGCGCTAACGTCAGCACCGGCTCGGCCCATGCCCGCCAAGTCAGGCGCACCCTGCACGTTGCCGTAGCCACCAAGCTCGGTTTGCAGGTTACGCAGGTTGGGCTGGAAAGGCTGCCCTATAACGCGCTGCGCGGTTCCTAGGGCGGTTTCGCCAAGACCCGAAAGGCCAAGGTCAACCCGCTGCTGCGCCTCTAGAATCTTCTGCTGTTCTGGCGACAAAAACTGCTCAATAAACGGCGTATCAAGGTCGGTCATCGTGGTGAACTGTTCGCGGGTCGGTGCAACCAACTCGCCTTTCTCGTTCACATACGGGGAATAGCCCTGTACCGCAAACTGACTGTAATCGGGGGCTGTTTCTGGCGTTCTCGGCTGCATACCGAGCAAGCCGCCAGCGCCAACGCGGTTGCCGGTAGTCGGGTCGTACTGGAAGTTGTCCGATACGCCTAATTGGGCAAACTGATCCTCTGGCAGCGCACCGCCGTATTGCGGTTCAAACCCCTCAATACCACGCAACCCCGGTGGGCCACCTACAGCGCCGCCAACGGTCTGCTGGGCGGGGGGCGTGGTCGGCAACGGGCCGGTGGTCGGAAACTGGCCGGGGCTGACGCTAGGCGTCTGTGCGCGGCGTTCTTGGGCGGCTTTTTGCGCGGCAACGGCTTGGTTATAAGCCTCCATTGCCTTGTTGTACGCAGCCTCATTTACGGTTGGCTTGCCAAAGCTGACGCGCTGGCCGCCGTACGGTGTGGAAATGTTCGGGTTAGAAATACGGGCGGTAAGACGCGCCGCATCCAGATTGGCCTGCCCCTGCGCTTGTGCCGCAGCGGCGTAATCAGGAGCCGGAGGAGGTTTCGGTGAACTTTTGCCCATAACGCCTACCTAAAAAGCGGCACGACTCTCGTGCCATAGTTAAAAACACGATGTCCCCGTTGGTGTCGGCGTTATGGATACGCGCTTCCTCGGTGAACCCCATTTTACCCACTAATCGCAATGCTTTGCTATTCCCGCTTGACACGGGAGCGATAATTTTGTCAACCCCACACACGTTAAACGGGTAATCAAACACGGCTGCCAAATACGCAGGGGTCATGCGGCCTTCGATGGCAATGTGGCAAAACACGGAACGCCCGTTCCAGTTCTCGTACACCACACCTGCCACAATCTCCCCGTCCTTACGCAGCCCAAGGGCATTGGAGCGAGCTTCGTGGTAGCCGCCCCCGGTATGAGAGCAGACCCACTCGCCCACCTCTGTGCTGCTTTCTATATGCCAGCCCATCCGATTTGATACACGATGTCGGTGGATGCCCATTGCAGCGACAAATTGCGGCTGCTGCTGTTTAACTGGATGCCAGCGCAGTACCCAATGCCGGTAACGCCCTGCCAGTTGTTGCTGATTACCGCGTCCTGACCCCACAGCCCTACATCCCATGTGGAGGTATCCCAAGTGGCATAGGTTGACGGTGAATACGCCAACGCTGCCGTGCTAGGGGCAAGGTCAAAGTCCACGTTGATGTCGATATTGATGGCGGGTTGGCCGTTGCTAAACAAGCTAGGCCGTGCGCGGGTAAAATACTTTTTCACGCCACGCGAATCAAAGTAGTTAAACGCCTGCAACGCTCGCGCTTCGATGTTGCCGGTGTCGTCTTTGTACCCAGCCGTGCCGCTAACCGTCCACGCTTTTGCAACGTATTGGTTGCCGCCGAAGTACAACTCCTCGTTGAGCAGGTTAAAGCAATTGGCGTACCAGTTCGTGAACCGGCACCACGCTTTAGTGATGTTGTTCATCACAAACTGCTCTTGGCCGCCCGTGGCTACCGGCACGTTTACCACCAACGCATTGTTGTTGGCGTTGTAAACCATGCCCCAACCAAAGTTGTTTCTGTAATTCTGGGCTGCGGTCGCAAATGCGCCTTGGATTTTGTCCGACAGCGCCACGTTAGGATCAAGTCGGGACGATTGCAGCGCAGAGGCAAGCGGGAATAACCCGTCTAACGTCAACAGCAACAAATCGCCGCCGTACTTCATCATGCAACGCTTGGAAATGGGTGAACCCACCATCCAAACACCGATCAACGCCCATGTGGAGGCGCTAGAGGGATCGGTGCCGCGATAGACGATGATTTCGCCCTTGTCCGTAACAAATACGAGGTTGTCGTCTACACCATAGCCTGCGTCGATTGTCCATGTACCGAGGGCTACCAGAGTGCCACCCAGCTTCGCAACGGCAGACAGGTCGAGTTCCTGCGCCGCACCGCCTACCGATAGCGTTGGCAAATACCATGCTTTTAGGGTGTCTTTCTGGATAAACCACAAACGGTTTTTAAACAGCGTAATGTTAGACAGCGTTGTAGTCGTCACGCCCGTAATGGCAGGCGTAGATGCCCCGTCAATCGCTGTCCACGTTGTGCCGTTGTACAACTGCGGCTTGTTTGTGCCGTTTACGCACATCATGTAGTTGCCGCCGGGAGTCGTAACGTTCACATACTCCCAACGCGCATTGCTCAAACCGCTTACAACCGCAGCGCCAACCGCACCGGCTGACGTTACGTCGTAGAACGCCGTACCCGAGGCCGCAAACAGCTTGTTGCTTGCAGCACCGGCATAGCTGAACAGGCTCTCTACCTGCCCCGGTAAGCCCGTCGCGTGTTTGCTATACCCGCCTCGTAGATTGACGTTAGAGACGCCGGGGAAAAGGTTATCCAGCGAGACGGCATCGGTGGGTGCCATGTTGGCGAGCGAATCGCGGGCGTTCCAGCCGCCGATAGGGGCGGGCAGGGATGCCACGTTGGCGTTGGCTCGCTGGACGAGACGACGCACCCGAGCCATTTATTGGCTCTCCGTGCCATAGCCGCTGTCGGGGATGTTGTCGTAGCCGATCAGCACCGTACCCGGACGCGGGGCAAACGACAGGTTGGCTGCTGCCACATCCTGTGCAATGGCCGTCTCCAATTCCATCAAATAGTCGCGGTACAGAGCCGTCGTATCAAAACCCTTGGCCTCAAAATACTTGAGCTTGGTAGACAGCACCATTACGCGATCTGGGTAAATGCACGTATCGCTGTCGGCGGTAAAGCTCGTCTTTGGGCTGCCATCAGCGGCCTGCGCCCAACCGTTGCTGCGGTACTCAAACCCGAGCAACTCGCCTGCGTTCATGCCTGGCCAAATCTGGAAGTAAGCGCCGAGCAAACGCCAGCGAATACGCGGGCCGGTGGAGATATAGCCCGAGAGCAGCCATTCCCATTGCTGCGGTGACTCGGGGCCAAGCATTTCCCAACGCTTGCTCTTGTCCCAATGGGTGCGGTTGACTGTGCTGTAGTAGTCCGAGGGAAGGTTGTATTTAACCTTCTGGAATATCAGTTCACCGTTGACTTGCCCCTCGGTTGGTTCGTAGTTGAGCGTGACCTGCGTGGCGCTATCAACGCTTGTGACGTAGGTAGCGTTAGGGATGCCCACGCCCTGCACTTGGTAGGCCGTGGACAACCCTGCCGTTGAGGGGATGCCGGTGATCGTATACGCGCTATCCGTCCACGTTCCCGTGGTGGAGATAGCCTCGGTATAGAACGTATGCTGCTTGGTCAGTTCACGCCAATCCGCACGACGCATCAACTCGTAACCAGAGGCGTTCATCAACGCCAAAATCTGGATTACGTCTTGGTTGCTATTGCCAGCGACCGTTGCCGGTGTCGCAATACCCAACTCGTTAGTAACCTGCTGGACGAGTTGAAGCATCGTGGTTGTGGACATGATTTATCCCTCTGCGATGGATTCTTTCGGCGGTCGGCCTCGACGCTTCTGATCGCCCTGCGCTGCCAGCAGCGTAGCCATCTGCGCCTGCAATTCGGCCAACTGTTTCTTGGTATCTTGCAGCTCTGCGCTGGCGTCTGAACGGTTCTTGCGGTTGAGGTACTGGCGGGCGCGTTCACGCAAACCCACACCGCCCATGCCAACGCGCTGCAACTGCGAATCAGAAGCCAAAGCCAACTGCTCCACGGTCAAAAACTTGAGGATGGCGAGTTCTGCAATCTGATCCCGATTGATTTCCTCGGGATAATCGCGGTGCCATTGTGATAGCGGGGTGCCGATCTCGCTTGCGGCTCCCTCGTTCTGCTGCATCTGAAAATACAGCCATTGGCGGGGGAAACGCTCTTTGTGGTCGTCACGCACCGGCTGGTCGATGATGTTGGTTTTGTCACCGGGGGCCATGATACGGACGTAGGGCTTGCCTTCGTTTACACCAGAGTCCTTAACGTAAAACTCTACGTGCAACTGGGCGTCGGCGTTGTTGATGTCGCTATCTAGGGGCATTTTCCTTTCTCCTGTGGGGATTGGGGTTAAAGGTTATTGACTTGGGTTAAAGTACAAATAACCGAGGGAATCGCAGGCCATACGCTTGTCGCGCTGGCTGCTTGCAAAACTATGCTTGTATCATCAACTGCCCACATAAGCTCAACGTAATTTGTTGGCTCAAGTTGGATAATAAAATTCCACGCAGCAACCACTTCTGCAGCGGTGCCTTGAATAACAATTTTACTCGCGGTATTAGGCACATTTGTGCCGTTTTTTCGCAACCAAATGTGAATAGTTCCAGCCGCGCCAGAAGCCTTGTCTAACTGCGCCGAAAACTGGACGTTGTAAACGCCTTGGTTTGCCACAACGAGGCGGGAGGTGGGCGATCCAACGCTAACCCCATTTGCCGCGTCCGTGGTATTGAACGTCATCGCATAAGCGGTGTTAGTGGCCGCTGCCGTTTGCGTCGTAGTGTCCGAAAACGCACCGTAGTGCAGGATTGGAACCGAACGGCCAAACCCCTGCAATTCCTCCCACAACGTGTTGCTAACGGCAAAAAACAAAGCAGAACAGTCGGGATTGATTGTTCCATAGCCTGCGTTGTTAATGGTGCTGTTGGCATCGTAGGCGTACACCGTAAGCGGGTTTGCGCCGCTGTTTTTAACGATGATGGTTTCGCCCATTTCGGTCTGCGGCAGCTTAACTCCCGTACCCGATCCCGCCGTCGTGACGTTGTTGTAAACGTACGTCAGTTGCGTAGCGTTACCGGCTGACGTTCCCGCCGCCGTTAAAGACGCCGTACCATCGCCGCAAATGGAAACGGTGGAAAGCTGGCTAATACCGCTACCAAGTACGCGGGAGGGAATCGCCATTAGGCTGCCCTCGCTTCACGTACTCGCATGATTTCGGCAATCAGTCCCGGCCCTTTGACATCAACCTTGATGTCGGCCATGACCTCAAACAGCTTTTGGAATTCGTTAGCCTGCTGCGCCATAGCAGCGTTGCAGTTGAATTTGCGGCCACCGGGGCCGCCTACATACACATCAACTGACGGGCCTGTTGTTTCACCCGTGAAACGCTTAACGCCGTCAGCCCGATTGCATGAGTCGTAGCCGTACAGCGTAAAAGTGCGAAACCCAAGCAAGTAGCCAATGTTGATGGCTCGCAATCCAGAGGTAGTGCCACCGCCTACGGCTAGTTTGCCGGGGCCAATCGCTTCCATTTCCTCGCCCGGTGACCATGAGTGCCACAGCAACACTTTGCGCCCCTTAAGGTGGTCAAACGTCGAGGGCGGGCAGCGTGAGGCGGGCATATACACGGTGTGATCGTTTAACCGCTGTATACCGCTGGTGCGGTCGCGTGGGTCAAGGTTAACCCACAGGTCGGGTTCTACCCCGTTTTCAACCAGAAAATCGTGTGCGGCCTTAATAGCCACAATGGGGCGACCGGCTCGGCGGTGCGCCTTAATTTCGTCAATGTAGTCCGGCATAGACCACCCGCTCGCCACCAAGACGATGTTGCCATCGTGCTTGATGGGAGCGAGGGTCAGTTCTGGCAAACCACGGTCTGACGCAGAGCGGATATTGGAGCAAAGCTCCTCCTTCTCGCCTGCGGCTACAACCGTAATTTCCAGAGGTTGCACGGTTAGGTGCCAGCCACACCCGTCAGGATGTGCGGGTAACCTGCAATGCAGGCCACGTTGGAGGCGGTGACCGTTGAGGTCTTTGCCACCAAGCCTGCAACGAGGCCACCAGACACAACGGCGTCATCAAGGACGCCAGCCGTTCCGGTGGTGTACAGCGGCACATTCGGCTGACAGTTTGCCGCCACCAACACGCGAGGCTTACCGCCCAACTGCACCCACCCGTAATAGAGCGGGGCAATGGACACCTGCGCGAACCCGACCGCTTTGGAGCCAGCCGAGTTGGTGGTGGTCAACGGAACAACGGTGTCGTCCAACTGCACGGCAACAGCCGCGTAAGTGGGGACTGCCGACGCCGCCTGCACGTAAACAGCCTGACCGCCATCGTCAAGATTGACGGTGGTGCCAAGGTTGAATGACGGCGACGAGTCCGTGTAGTCAAGGGAAACGCCAATGAGATTGCTAGTAGAAATTGCCATTGTCGTTTACTCCTTAAGCAATCAACACGCCTTGGAACTGGCTGCCCGAGCAGGTGAGGTTACCGGCCCAGCCAATCAGTTTAACAATGGCGTCTTGGTTGACGGCCTGACGCTCGCCACCGATCGGAACAAAGTTGCGATCTTTGTGGGGACGGAACATCAGGTACTTGGTGTTGAGGAACCACATATGGTTCGCGTTGCCAGCACCGCTGTTGTACGTGGACGAGCCGATACCACCGTCCAGCACAACGTCGGAGGCCATGCCCGCGCCGTAGTACTTGAGGGAGGCAAAGCCCGCGCCCGCCATGCCCGAACCAGCGTCCGTAATGCGCTGGATGGCCTGCAACGACTGCAGATACAACCGATAGTAGTTGTTGTCTGCAACGATCAGGTCAGGCTTGTCGGTGCCACGAACGAGCTGCACGGCGAGAGCGTCCATGTAGCCTTGGATGTTGGTCGCCGAAACGGCAGCCAGACCATCGGTCAAGCCGCTGTACTTCTTCGACTGCCAGAACGTCCAAACTGCACGGTTGATACCGCCGTAGGTTCCCGTGGTCGGGTCATCCGGCACAGCAGCAGCAAGACCCGTGAGGTTCTTACCCGCGTTGCCGGTGCCGTCGCCGTACAGGTCACCGCTGATGCGGTTGGCAAGCTGCGCTTCAGCCACTTCCATGCGACCGTCAAGAAGGTCAATGATGGCCTCCTTGCCCGAGTTCTGGATCATTTCCAGACCCGAAATGGTCACAGCAGAAGCGTACTGCGTGATCGAGAACTGCGCCGAGCTGATCGGGCTGTTCTGTCCCACGTTCAGCACTTCATAGCCGCTGTACGAGTTGGTGTTGTTCGTGGTCGGATCGGTGTACATGATTTCCTGCAAAATCACGTTACCGCCCGAGAACGTCTTGACGTTCCCACGATCCTTAAGACGACGCAACAACGCATTGTTGTTGGTCACGTTATCAGCAAGCTCACCGCTACGGCTCTGGATCGTAGTAGCGATGATGTCGCTGATACTTGAGTTGGCAAATGCCATTTAAATTACTCCTATATCAGTTGGTTACAACCGAGCATTAGTTTCCTCGAACGCCTGTTCAAGTAATGCCCGACGGTCATTCGCTTTGGGAGCCGTGTTAGCGCCGGGTGTGGCACTTCTGACACTCACAGCAGCGGCCCGAGCAGCTTTCGCCGCCCGGTTTTTCTCTGCGGCAATTTGAGCGTTCTGCTGTGCCTGTTGGGCTGACAGAACCCTTTCCCGCAAATCTCTGTTGCCATAAACCGCTCTATCATAAGCATCTTCCAATGTCTCGGCTACGCCGCTTTGGAGGAGCTTGATCATTTCCGGTCTGGCTTCTTCAAAAAACTCGGCCTTTTGGGCAAAGCTATCAATTTCGTTGGCAAGAACCGCTTGTTCTGCGGCTTCCTGCTGTTGTTTCCATGTCATAACCTCGCCACGCACGTTGGCAAGCTCATTTTTAAGCGCAAATACGGTCGGATCGACCATTTGCTGCTGACCCTGCGGCATACCTTGGAGGTTAACGCCGTATTCGTTCGCCAACTGCATGAAATACTGCAATCGGGTCTGCGGATCAGAGGTACGCAACGTGTGGTCGGCCTTCAGCAACGCCGAAATGGCCTGTTCTGGCTTCATTCCGAGGCCGTTTAGCGTTGTCATGTAGGGGTTAATGACCTCCTGCATGGAATCGGCAAATTGCTTGGCTTGGAGCAACGGTTCCACGCCCCGGCGCATCTGTTCTTCGCGCTGGTAGGCGTATTCCTGCAACCGAGGGTCGGCTTTTTGCCAAACTTCGTGGTAATCCTTCTTCCACGACAGCGGAGGGCGCTTCCAAACGGGTTCCTCAACGGGTTCCGGTGCGGGGGCTTCTTCCTGTACGGTGGTTTTGGCGAATCGACCCGCTTCGTCACGGCCAGCGGGGGCGTTTGTCTCGGCTTCTTCAAACTGCTGCGCTAGTAATTCCTTGCGGTCTAGCGTTTCGGTCGCCTCTGTGGAGGCTTGGTCAACGGTTCTCTCGTCCATCATCATCCTCTCCTGTGGGGATTGGTAAAGTTGGCGTGTTGGCGCAGTTCGCGCAGCAAACGATCAGCTTGATCGTTGGTCAGTCGGTTATTGACCTCCCATTTCAGGCGTTCCAACCGCGAGGTGTCGGGTTTTTCACGCCGGATATGCTTGGAAGGATCTTCGTTACCGACCTCAATGCAGTTGTTCGCCTTGAGGTGGCGTCGATGCTCCGAGCGAGACGTAACCATCTGGCCGTCAATCATGGATTTGTACGGCGTAATGTCAGGGACGACGTAGTGGTAACGCCCCTTTTCGTCCTTTTTGCGCTCTACAAACTCACCGTCAACAAGAATGTACGTTCGTTTCATATAAGCAACAATACTTCTTCATCGTCCATTTCTTCAAGTTCCCGATACAGCGCCTCAACCCGAGCCACATCCGCAAGAAGGGCGTCAAAGTCGATGGCGTTTACCGGGGGGATCTCAAACTTGGCCTGTTCCTCTACGAACGGAGCAACGATCTCGGCCACCACACGCGGGCGGCCTTCAACCAGCTCCTCGTAGATGGCGATAACTTCCTTGCGCCGTGCCTCACGCCGCTTGGAGTCCTCGTCGTATCGCGGCTCCTTGACCTTTTTGTGCGTGTTCTTGCCGCCGTCGTGCATATCCATGACGACGATGGGCGGCGGCGGCGGTGGTGCCGTGACCTCGGCAACCGCAAACGGCAAAACGCAAAATGGTGCGACAGCAAACATTAGAGGGTGCTAACCGCCGACATGGCTGACATGGTGGATACGGTTGCAATCGGCTCAATGACGGACAGCTCGGAGTCGGTTACCAGAAACACACACTCCACCCAATCCCGTGCGTCATGGTTCCAATTCCATTGGAAGCCGGGACGATCCTCTGGCTTCGGCTCACGCACGACCCACTCGCCGTTGAGCCACGCAACTTGCTTACCCTCCGGTGCCTCGGGCTTTGCCGGAACCTCGTACCAACCCTTGTTGTTGTCGATCTGCTCGACGGGGTAGTGGCCTTTGAAACTATAGAGTGTCATGGGTTATCTCACAGAAGCGGGAATGCCACAGTCGGGGGCGTAAAGTTAGCGGTATAGCGGGCGACGCCTTTGGTGATGCGGAGGTCGTTAATAAACCCGTTTAAATCGTTTGTAACAGTATGAGTCCTGCCAACTTGCAATCCAGTGTTAGTCGTATCTACTGCGCTTGAGACAGTATGATTTGCCCCAACTTGAGTACCGTCCACAAACGACCGTAGAGTTGTCCCAGATTTTGTCCAAGCGATGTGATACCAAACGCCCGTGCTTAACGAAGCAGAGTTAGAGATAACGGTTGACGCGCCGCCCGTGCCGTAAGAAAACACAACTGTCGTTGTATCGAGGCGAACAACCCATCCATTATTTGTCGTAAAACTGCTAACAAGGCCGACGTTGGACTGCGAAGCAGCCAACCTTACCCACATCTCAACGGTGAAGTCGCCACTCATTAAACGGCAAAGCGGATTTGCGGGGCTAGTTAAGTAATCCCCCGTCCCATCAAACGCTATCGACGAGCCGCCGAACTTGCTTTGCGTCGTGCTGATCTGCGCGTTGCCGACCGTCTCCAGATCGTTCTTGGACGTAGCGTCGTAGATGCCTGCGTTGGTGAAGTTGAGCAGCATATTGGTGCCGCTAATAGCCGTAGCAGGAGCAGTCGGAGGGGTGGCGCTTTCCGCAGAGCCAGCCACCAATCTAAAGTCAGCCATATATCCGGCATAAGGCCACGTAGTGCCTTGCTGTGCGCCGATATAAACGACCTTGGTTGCAGAGCCGACCGTGCCGGTCAGCGTATAAGAGCGGAACGATGTTCCATTGACGTAACCAGTCAGCGTATTGCCGGTGCGACTAATAGACAGAAACTGCCATTGATTTAGTTTGATAACGCCAGCGGCGCTAAACGTGCTGTCCGTTGTGGTCAAGAAACGAATTGCGCCCGTGTTGTCGTATTGAATAAGCCATTCGTCGCTGGTTCCAGTATTCCAAGAACCAGCCAAGACATAATAGGCCGCTGCAAATGATGTGGGATAAATCCACATGGAAATCGTAAAGTTCCCAGTCGGCGCAAACTGTCCTGTTGATGGGCCATTGAGGTAATCCCCACTCCCATCGAAATACCCGCTGCCGCCATTCGTCGCCGCACTCCACGCTGCCGTGGGGTTGAACGGAGAGAAAGCCTGCACCGATACGTCACCGTTGCGGGTGATCGTAAAGTTGTTGGTGCTGTTGTCGATGAAGCGGTTGCTCTGACAGGTCAGCAACGAGGTGCCGCTGATGGCTGTGAGCGGGGCGGTTGGAACCGTAAAACTTGCTTGCGTAGGATCGTAAACAGACGAACCAACCACGAGCCTCGTATTGCTCAAATAGCCAGTCACATATTCCGAGTTGTCGCCATTGCGACCCACATTCACCGTGCTTGAACTATTTACAATGCTGGCGGTAAAACTGGCGTTTGTTGAAACCCGCGTACCGTTTACATATGCACTCAAGGTGTTTCCGCTACGAACAAACGCAATATGGTTCCACGCGTTATTAAGAACCGTAGCCGACGCATTAATGGCATTGGTTGTAGTGCTTCCGTTAGTTGAGTAATACATCAGCAACGCATTGCTGCGGTACTGAAATATCCAACCGTAAGAGCCAGCGCTCCATTGCCCAAGAATAGATTCAGAAGCGCCCGTTCCCGCGTTTACTGGGTATACCCAAGACTCCATGCAAAAGTCAGACGTTCCAAGCGTAAACGCCGCCGCATCAGGGACGCTTAAATAGTCGCCCGTACCGTCAAAATACGCACCCCACCCCGTCTGCGAGAATGGCGAGAACGTACCCTGCGTCGTGTTGCCGTTGCGGGTGATGGTGAAGTTGTTGGTGCTGCTATCAAGGAACGTGTTGTTCTGTGCGCCGTTCGTCCCGTTACCGGGCAGCAGCAGCGTGGTGTACTCAAAGTTCGGGTCTGATGCGACCTGCGGACGGCCACTCAGCAGCAATTGCATGATGCCCGACATCGTTTAACTCACGTTGCCGGAAATCACGCAGACCGTACCAGAGAGGAACAGAATCGTTGCCACACCTCGCGTTGCCAGAGTCACACTCGCCTTGTCCACATCCGTACCAGCGATGTACGCGGTCGTAATGGTGCAGGTAATAGTCACGTTGCCCGAGGTGTTGTTAAACACCGACACCACATCGCCTGCTGCAAACGTAGCGTCAGGGATCGTCACAGACCCGCCTGACCCGACGTTAATGAACTCGCCCACATCGCCTGTGACTAGCGTGTAGCTCGTCGTCTTGGCCGAGCCTGACTGTGGGATGTTCCGATAACCAATCGGGTTAGTGCCATCAACCGTACAGTTGGACAGGTTGCCCGAGGTCGGCGTACCCAACACAGGGGTCGTCAGCGACGGGCTAGTGGATAGCACCACGCTACCCGTACCTGTGGAGGTCGTGACGCCCGTACCGCCGTTAGCAACCGGCAGCGTTCCGCTAACTTGCGTGGCAAGGTTGACGTTACCAACGGTTTGCTTAAGCGACCCCGTGCTGTCAAACGTGCCGTCTGTCGTCCACGTATCGCCAACCTGCAACGTAACCTTGGCGATGGTTCGCAGGGTGCTGTTGTTGTTGTACGAGACGGTGACCGTTACCGCTGCGGTATCGCGGTTCTGGATCGTGATGGTTTTGATTGCACGGCGGGTGGACGATGCCGGGGCAGCTACCAGCGTGACGCTGCTGGTGCCGTTTAGCGCACCGTCAGTAGCGCCCTCGGTAAAAGCCGAACCGGTGTTATCTGCCCACGCAGCCGTAAAGTCTGGGTTGGTCGTTGCCGCCGACCCAGACATGGTGCAGACGATGGATTTGGTAGTTGCGTCGAGTACAAGTAATGCCATGGTGATGTCCTACGAGATAAACCACGCATAGGCTTCACCACCGCCGCCACCTGTGGCTGCAATCGTGATGCTTCCAGCGCCATTTGTAACAGAGATGCCGCTGCCTGCGGTCAAGGATGCAAGGGTATAGCCAGTACCGTTCCCAATCAAAAGCTGGCCGTTTGTCGGTGCGCTGGTTGACCCGGTGCCGCCTAAATTGACCGCTACCGGAGCCGTCAGCGAGAACGTCGTATTGGTCAGCGTTAGGCCGGTGCCAGCAGAGTAAATCTGCGTGGCCGATACCTGCACAAAGTTGATGGCCGTGGTGCCAAAGGTAATCGTGCCTTGGGTGTTACAGACGTAAGTTTCGCCTGCGCCCGTGTTGCCCGAGGTAACAAAGAACGCATCGCCTTCGCCAAGGCCGTTTGGGCTTTTGAGGGCGTACGTGTCGGCGTCTGTAGCACGGGTCAGAACCCACGGCGTTGAGCCGTTACCGACCGTTGTAACCGTGTATACGCCGTTTTCGTACGCGTTGGTCTGGCTATAGACGAGGATGCGGTCACCGGGTGCGGCAGTCGGGCCGTCTGGGGCAAACGCGGCCAGCGTTCCTGCATTAGTGAGCGTAGCGCCTACGCCTGACGCACCGTTGTTGTACGTCGCGTTGAGGTTGCCCGTCGTGTTGGGAACCTCGTACTTGACCGGGGCGTGGTACGTGATGCCGCTGGCTACGAGGGCGTCAACGTACTGCTTGGTAGCCGCATCGCTGTTAGCGGTCGGTGAGGCCAGATTGGTGATCTTGGCCGACGACACATCCACCGAGCCTGTCCCGTTGGGGTCAAGGACGATGTTGCCGTTAGTGTTCGTTGAGGCAATCGTGTTGCCGTTGAGGTTGAGGTTATTAACGTCAACTGCGGTAAAGGTGCCTGCTGCTGGGGTTGAGCCGCCAATGACGGTGTTGTTGATTGTGCCAGCAAGGATGTTGGCTGAGGTAATAGACGCTGATGCAGCAACCAGATTGGTCGCCGTAACGTCCGTCACAATCGCCACAGCACCCGTCAAAGAACCAATGGACGCACCAGAGGCCGTGACGTTGGTGAACGTACCGGCAGCCGCCGTAGATGCGCCAATCGTCGTGCCGTTAATCGACCCGCCTGTGATCGCTACGTTGTTAGCGTTTTGGGTCGCCATTGACCCAAGGCCAGTGATGTCGCCTGCGGGGATGGTGGCAACGGCAGTAAAGGCGGACGTTCCTGACGCTTTAACGTATCCCGTTAAGGAGTTGGCACCTGTACCGCCGTTGCCGACCGGAAGTGTACCCGTTACACCCGTAGTGAGCGGCAAACCCGTTGCATTGGTCAGCACACCAGCGATCGGGGTGCCGAGGTCGGCGTTGGAAAGCGTCTTGTTTGAGAGCGTCTGTGCGGTATCTAACGTAACCGCCTTTTCGGCTGGATACGCTACGAATACGTCCTTGCTGCCTGCCGCAAACGGGACTTTGCTGCCGCCGCTGCTAGACGCCAGCACCGTGTCACGGGTCAGCGTTCCCGTGTTGTAAGTGCCGATACCGACTTCCCACTCGCCAGTCGCGCTATCTACCGCTGTGTAATAGGTTTCGTTGCCGTTACCAATCACCGAGAACGGCACAAACCCGGTGGACGTACCGCCGAGCGCAAACGTGCCGATTCCGACCGTTGATGTCGTCTCTTTGACGCGATCCTGTAATACAAACGCCACGGCTTACTGCCTCGTCATCGGCATCGGGGGCTGCGGCTGCTGTAACGGGAGCGGCTGCTGTACCAACTCCACACCAGCGGCGCGGCCATCCGGGCCACGGATAATGCGTTTCGGTGCCGTCATAGCGCGTAATGCAGCCTCCAGCTTTGCCATCATTTCGCCGTACAGCTGCGTCGTTTGCTGCTGCATCTGAATGATAGCTTGAGTGGACGCCGCTACGCTGCTTTCCACATTCTCCATCATGCGCTCGGTATTGGCCTTGGTGACCTCCAGCATGGGGATATCCACGCCGGGGTTGGCCGAAATACGAGCCACGTTAATCTTGGTTTGCGCGTCCAAATCGGCTTTGTACTTGTCCATCTGCGCTTGCATTTCCAACTCGCGCTGCTTCAGTTGCGCCTCTACCTGCGCTTCCTGCTGCTTCATCTGGAGTTCCATCTGCATACGCTGCTGGTCGGCTTGCATCTGGGCCTGCTCCGCTTCGGCTTGAGGATTGGGTTTCGGCTGCGCTGCGGCCTGCTTAAGCTGCTCCATCGCCTGATCAATTTGACCCTCAATTGGGCGCGATGCCTTGAACGCCTGCGTACCAAACTTCATCAATTCCATCATCACGGGGACAAGCTCTGGCGAGGCTTGGCCGACCGGCAGGGCTTGTTGCAAGAACCCACCGAACGCTTGGATAAATTGCAGCCGATCCTGCTTCATCTGCGTTTCGTCAATCTGGACGAGGCTATCGGCAGCGATATCCACGCGGAAGTTACGCAGCGGGCGATCCTGCAACAACTGCATGGCCTGCGGGATCATCTGTTGATCCACCTGCGTCATCTGCTGTGCGGCAGCATACGAAAGGATCGTCTGCGGCTGGAACTTGGCGCACATGACCTGCGCTTTAAGGCGAATCAATTCAGATGCAAAAAGGGCTACGTCCTCCTGCATCGAACGCAGTCTTAATCCCGCGTACTGGCCTTTGATTTGCTGTGCCGTCGCCGTCTCAGATGCGGCGCTCTGACCACGGATGATATCTGCAATGCCCGTGATTTCGTAGATTTGGCCTTTGATGTCGGCTCGGGCTTGGTAGCAGTTGAGGAGGGCTTGAGCAATTTGCTCCAGCGGAAGGAGGTCAATTGAGCCTTTAAGTCCTCCCTTTTCGCTGAAAGCCATCCACTTATCAACTGGAATGAGAGCATTGTTATCACCTTCGGTCAGTAGACGCTGCAAAGCCGGTTGGCTGGCGTCGTAAACACCACGGACGCGCAACGCCTTAACCAACCCGTCAATGCGGTCGGACAGAATGTCCAACTCCATTGCCTGATCTTGGTACAGGATGAAGTCGGCAACGGGAACAAGCGTGTCGCTGGTCGTGGTGGCGTAAAGCGGCTTCGGGCAGGGGAAGAAACCTTCCAGTCCCAAGGGGTCATCCCGCACATCAATCATCTGCGGCATACCCTTGCAGAACCAGTAGACCTTCAGCGTCTCCTTGTCCCAAAGTTCACAAATCTTTGCGCGGTTATAGGAACGCTTGGACTCGTTGTAGGCGTTCAGCGGCTCCGGGCCTTGGTCAAGCGGAATCTTCCGCGCCATTTCCTCGCCAAAACGCTCTGCAAGGGCTTCCTTGGTCATGTAGACCCAGCGCCATACCTGACTCACTTCCTCCCATGTGCGGGCCTGTGAGTGGCCAAAATCGCGCCAATGGACGTAATCCACCGGGGCGCGTTCGTAATCAATTTCCTCGGGAACGTCGGCAAGCTCGCCCGCCTCTACGTCCTCGGTGATCTGTAGGCCGTCATCCTCAATGCCTTGCGGGCGTACGTGGGGTTCATAGCGCACCCATGCCGTGCCGCGTCCACCGAGGAACCGATCCTCCACGCAGTACCGCATGGTGTTGCGGAAATCGGGGTAATGCTCAATTTCAAAGTCGATGGCGCGTTCCAGCAGTTGTGCGGCAACGCGGCCTACTTGGTCGTTATCGCCAAAGCGACGGCTGATGTCGGCTTTGGGTAGTTTGGCGTAAACAGCCGGGATCAACGTCTGTACGTTTGACCACAGAATGTTGAACTTGGCCGTTTCGTTGCCCGTCTGCCCACGGGTGTCATCGCGGTAACGCTTGATGATCTTCTTGGTACGTGCTTGCCACTTAGCAAACTCGTTGTCATACGCTCCGATAACTCGGAGGTACTTATCCACTTCGGGGCTGACGATGTTTTCCATTAGTCCTTACCCTCGTTGCGAGAGCTAATTGCCTTGGCCTTGGCCTTGGCATCTTCCTTCGACGATGCGCCCCATGCGCGGAGGGCAAGCGCCAACCGAGTCGGTTTACCGCTGTCGTCCTTCATCGGCCCCGGCATATTGCCCATACGAGCGAGGAACGAGGCGCGGCGCGGATTGTCACCAGCCTTGACTGGCGGCTTGAGGGTTCCCCCTGTCTCACGCTTGTAAGAGGCGCGACCCTCGGCGTTTAGCCCGCCCTTGGGGTTCTTGCCTTCCTTACGCTGCCACGCTGCGCTCACTTGTTTTCCTTCTTGGCCGTTTTGGCCGATTCACGGAAAGCGGCGGCAGTCGGTGCGCCTTTCTCGCCGGGTTTACGCATCCTCTCACCCGAGCCAGCGGCTATACGCTCGCGCTTGGCAAGGATTGCCGCATATAAACCCGGCTTACGGCTCATGGCGACCAGAACACCGTGCAGTCAACCGTGCCGCCAATGGTCACGACGAGGCTGGTGCTGAAGCGAGCAGGGATCGTGTAGAACGTCGCGCCTGCCGGGGTAAAAGTGTTCACAACGGTCGTTGCGCCGTCGCTAACCTTGATGGTCGGGGTGTTGGAAGCAGAGGCCACGAAAATTCCGAACATACCGCCCGAACCCGTGTAAACGGTGCCCGTTGCGGTCAGATTTTTGAAATTCTGGGCCTGTGTGACGGGTAAACTCATATTCTCGCCCTCCGTGCCGTCTGTCGTTCATGCACGGCCCACATATCGTTAAGGGTAACCGTGTTCTCGGGGCCAACTATCAACGGCTTCGGCTCCGCTGAAGCTGGGGACTTGTCAGAATGTTCTTGCCATGATACCGCAAGCATACGGAAGGCGTCACTAGGGTGGCTCGTCCAGTCGTGGCGCGGTGACTGCCTAAACGCTTTCTTGTCCTCGTCGTACTCACGTTGGTACTGACGCAGCGCCTCAATGCCGTCGTGGCATTTCTCGGCGTCAAAGTACACCCGAGGCAGCATCATACGAACGGCTTGGATACCCGATTGAAGGCCAATATCAGGCACAACGGCCAGCTTTTTAACGTCAAGGTAGCTCGCTAGTTGCTCCACCACGCTGCGCCCGGTCTGCAAGCTCTTGGCTCTAGCGTCATGCGGCAGGTAGTGGCGGGCGTACTCGTAAGGTTTTTTCCTTACCACATCGGCAATGTAGTGAATGTCTGCGCCCGAGACGGCGTAGAAGTCAATAACTCGCACCTCGCCACGCAGCACTTGGTAGAACCAAATGGCCGTGTCGTCTCGGTAGCCCAAGTCCCATGCCGTGTAAACGGGCAGAGACGGATCGTAAGGGATAGTACCAATACGGCCTTGGTCTTGCGCTTGGCGCATTTCCGTACCGTAAAAAGCTCCGAGGATGGCAGCCTCAAAGCTGCACTCGTACTCCTGCAAGTACTGATCCTCGGACAATTGCGCTTTAGCGGCGGCTAGCTCTGACGCCGGGAGAAGCCCGCTGGATGAGGCGGGTAAGCGCAGCAGGAACCACTCGCTAGGGATTCGAGTGGCTGTATCAAACACTTCCCAAAACTGGTTTTTGCCTTTCGGTGTACCAGCAAACACAGCCCAACCCTGCTTATCTGACAAGGCAGGGCGTATGACGTTCCCAAATACAGACGGTTTGAAGTCGCCGTACTCGTCAAGGTAGATGCCCGAGAAGCCCAAGCCACGCATAGCGTCAGCGTTGTCAGCGCCGAACAGGCTGATCTTGACGCCGTTGACCAGCATAAGGGTCATCTGGCTCTCGTTGGCTTCCTTCGTGATCGGTTGGGCGTAGTACTTGAAGTAATCCCAAGCAATACGTCGCGCTTGGTTCATGTACGGTGCGACATAACCAAATAACCCATTTGGCCCTTGGTACGTGATGGCTGCCCGGATGATGTCGTTTACGGCTGCAACCGTCTTACCGGCTCGGCGGTGAGCGACGATGCAAGCCCACCGTTTCGTGCGGTTGTGGAACGGCATGAACGCCTTACGTGGCTGGTAAGGCATTTCGATTTCCACTAGGTCGGCTCCTTCCAACGGATAACCAGTTCCTGTGGGCCACCTTCGTCCCCGGTTACCTCGGTTCTAGCGAGGTCAGGTAGGGTCTTGCGTAGGACTATCTCGGCTGCCTTAAGCGCAGAGGGGGTCATTTCGATCTCCCCTAGGGCTGCTTGCTCTAGGCGCGAAAGGATAACCCCTGACTTGATGCGTTCTCGCCACTCGTTGGAAAGACGCGGTGTGTTTTTCCGTGCTGCCATGGCTTTGATTGTAAACGACTATTGGCGCATACCTGCAACAATCAGGTAGTGAAAGCCGACACGTACACGGGTGCAGAGGTGTCGGGCGTATTGTGATTCATTACTTTCGCTCCAATATGCGCACCTTCTTTTCCTCGCCGGGGAATACGACAAAGTTGCGGGTGGCGGTGCCGCCTTGGCCTCGGCTGCCTGCATCTAGGTAGCGGATACCGGGGATGCCTAGTGATTTCAAATAGGCCGACGTTTCGGCTTGAGTATTACCCCTTGCCAGCAATTCGTACAACGCTTGGCCTTTTAATGACTCGGCGGTGGTTTCTTTTTGCGCTAATTTGCCAATTACCGGATGGGACAGTCTTTTTGGGTTTTGCGCGTTTAACGCTTCTCGTTGTGCGTTCAGCCGCTTAACTTCTTTCGCAACAACCGGATTTTTTAACAACGCTTCGCGCACCGCCGCTGGTTGCTCGCTCAACGGCTTATCCCAATCAAGCATACGGTCAATTATTTCGTCGGGTAGGTCGGCTTTGTAGAGGGAACCAAGCCCTTCCTTTGCAAGGTTGTCGTAATGCTTCCATTCAGCAGAGCCTTGTGGGGCTTGATCTCGCAAACGGATAAACGAAGCGCGGGAAGGGGCTGATGCTTGGTTCATCGTTGCGTAAGAACGGGCTACATCTGGGCTTTCAGCATAGTAAATCCCATGCCCGTAAGCCTGCGCTCCCTCACCCGTACCGATCTTGCTGGCGTCAAACTCACCGAGCGGATTGGCCTCTGTAGCCGGGAAGCGGTGCGGGGTGCCGTGGTACACATCCAACTGCTGCATTACGGGGTCGTAACGCTTTAGGAGCTTGGCAAGGCGTCCACCGGGGATAGCCCCCATACTAGCCATAGCCATGCCAGCGGGGTCGTTAGCGCGTCTGGCGCGTTCTACGTCACGGGCGGCAAGTGCCTGACCCACGCCCGGTACAAAGCTCGCTGCCGTCTCTACGGCAATATCGGCCATGTCTTGCTCTTGGGGGTCTAGCGAAGTGGCGCGTTCAAACCGCTGCCGCAAATTGGCTTTATCCCCCATGTACTTGAGGGCGGCTGCAATCTGCTCCCGGCTAGGCATTTACGACAGGTTCTCCAACTTGTAGAGCGTGGCGGCAATCAGGCCGACGATCTCATCGTGGATATTGGTCAGGTCGGGGTCGTCGGGGAGTTCTTCCCGCATACCCTGTGCGAACTTCAGCAATCCCTTCACGTACGCCTTGGCGTCTTTCTGCACCTTGAAGTCGTCGATGTAGGCGTTGATCGGGATGATGCCGTAATGGCCTTGGAAAGCCTCTGCATAGCTGTCAGCGAGGTCTAGGATGTCCTCGTAGTAGCTGCCAAGTGCCTTGTGTTCGGCGTAGGACTTGGTGGACAGGTGCAAAAAGTGAGCCGCTGTGCTGCTGTGCAGTAGGGCTGAAACGAAAATACCGGCCTGTTGGTGTTTCATACTCAAACCTCGCGGCTACAGAGCGAGGGTAGCCATTTCTACATTTTACCGCAACTGCTCGGGTTTGATGGCAGAAATGTACCGATCCATGAGTTCCCGCACAGTCACTTCGGGGTCACGGGCAACGTAGAACTCACCCCTTGGCTCAAAGACTTTGCGGAACGCTTCCTGACTTTCAGTTAAGCGGCCTTTCGGCGTTTTGATTTCGACCCAGCAGACCCACGCAACACCATCCGGTAAAGCTTTTGTAACGAGTTTGTCGGGGACACTTCCCACTTGAGCGTAATCGTAGACCACGAAGCCCGCAGCTCGGAGAGCTTCCGAGATGATGGCGTCGTTGGCGTCTCGTCTGGCAGCGTGTCGCACTCTCTAGCCTCGTTGATACAGCGGATAAGCCATATTTGCCACCAAACCCTATTGGCCTTTTTCAGCGGTGGTACGCGCACGTTTCAACCTCTCCACAGCCCTCTCACCCCATAACTGGCGTACTAACCCAATGGCATCCCGATCAGACAAGACAGCAGCAGGGCCAGCCTCTCGCACTAATTCAGCCACCCGGTCTTTGTTTACGTCTATCCCACGGGCTAACTGTGCGTCGTAGAAGCGTAGCCGGTTCAGCGGGGATTGTCGTACCAGTTCATTCCACGTTGCTGAATTGGAGTGCAACTGGTGTTCTAGGTTATGACTGGGTTTAGCCTTTTCAGTAGTAACAGTCGGAGAGTAAGTGTATTCGTCACCCATGTATCACCTATAAACCCTGATGACTGATGGTGATTCCGCACGGTTAAGACGGAGTACGCCTAACGTGGATCGTGCGGAATTGATGACTGACGGAGCCATCCGCTGTCGGCTACTTTTCACAGGTTTCCCTGTTGCCATTTGCGCTTCCCGACGATACGCCGCGCACCTACAGGCTGGCCGCCCCAGTGTAGGTTTAAGGTCACTCTGCGCGTTGTTTCCCCGTCCAGAGTTCCCGAGCGACGAGGTAAAGGCCTGTTGACAACCATATTCCCCATGGTTATCTTGGCTCTACCTCGACTAGCATCCCGAGAGTAAGGCCGTACCCCCGGCTGCGTCAAGCCCCCGAAAGGGGGTTTGTCGTTTCTGGCGTCTGTCACGGCTTCACAGACGATGCGGATAACCGCTTGCCATTCCCTCGCCTTACGCCTTGCGGCTCTAGCAGAGGCTCTACGGCGTTCTACGTTGGCGTAGTAATACGCACGGTGGTAGGCGGTACGGCTCATAGTTCGCTGACTTGTTGGATGCGCTTACCGATCCACGTCATAACAGGCACAGCCATGCTGTTGCCCAATGCTTTGTAGCGTGGGCCGTCTGGACTTTCCGTAGCCTTACGCCAAGGAATATTCGTGTAGCCGTCAGGGAAGCCTTGGAGGCGCTCGCACTCTATGGGTGTGAGGCGGCGCACTTGCATAGCGGTCTGGATCGTTGCGTGTGCAGCGTTATCCCGTGCAAGGGTGTGGCAAGGATCGCCCGGTTTACGTGACTGACGGTTGACTGGGGCGGTTATTTGGAAGAAGTCATACGGCACAGGTTGAGCCACCACATTCTGCCCACGATCTGCACAAGGGCTGCTGTCGTGTCGTGCGGTCAAACTCCCTGCAATGCTGCCAAATTGGGTAATTGGCTGCGCAACAGCATGAACATCCGTTTTGGTTTGGCACGGCGCTACGTCAAGCATCGGCTCAACCGCATTGCCGCCGTTCTCTGGCGCTCTGCCAATCCAATTTCCCGGAATACCGTAAGTCGGTTGGACAACCGCTGGCACTTGGCATACTTGCAACTGTGCGGTGTCTTTAGGATCAAGCCCTTGAGCATCGCCGCCTGACTGCCAATTAAAGGCAACGGGCAACGTTTCTGTTTCTGGATCAAACCGTAAACCTGTGCCGGCTGTTAGACATTGTGCGACTTGCATATAACCGCCTGCCGCTAAATCTACGTCTTGGCTCCAGCCACCGCTGTTAGCGCGAGCCGTAAAGGTTCCGGCAACGTCTTTCCGCGCTTCTCGGCTCGGCGCAGGATGCCCTTGCAAGCTGTGGGACTCAAAAAGAACCGCTGCGGCACGTTGCCAACTTCTAGCGTTTGCGACAACGAACACACGGCGGCGTCGCTGGGCCACTCCGCAGTATTGAGCGTCCAGAACCCGGTAGGCGAACCCATACCCGAGTTCTGCCAACATTCCGAGGAAGGTTCCAAAATCCCGTCCTCCGTTAGACGACAAGACACCGGGGACGTTCTCCCATACCAACCACTCGGGCCTATATCGGCGAGCAATTGCGCCGTAGGTGAGCATGAGGTTGCCACGCGGGTCAGCCAGTCCTTTTCGCAGTCCTGCGACGCTGAAGGATTGGCAGGGAGTTCCTCCCACAAGAAGGTTGATTGGTTCATCAGGCCATTCCTCGTATTTGGTCATGTCGCCGTAGTTAGGCACGGCGGGATAATGGTGTTTCAGCACGGCGCACGGAAACGGCTCTATTTCGCTATACCAAGCCGCCTCCCACCCGATCGGATGCCATGCCACCGTAGCTGCCTCAATGCCGCTACAGACGCTTCCGTAACGCATTACGGCTTTGCCACCTTGCCAGCGTGTAACTGCCAAAGGCGAGCATCTGGCAATTTGCCCGCCTTGACCCATTGCTGTACCGCCGCTCGAGTTACCCCGAAAGCCTTGGCAACAGCGTATTGGGAGCCATATTTCTTGATGAGTTGTTGCGGTTTCATGGGATGGGAGGATAGGGGGCTTGACAGCGCAATGTCAAGGCAACTATCCTATCAACCGTTGACAAACACAACAGGAGCAATAGATATGTTCAAGGATAAATACAGCGCCCTCGGCACCTTCTACGCCCTCGGCAACAAATTCCAAGTTGACGTTGAGTATTCGCAGGACATGGATAACTCCGTGTTCGTTGAAAAAGCCACCATCATTGGCATTTACTTGGATAACGATAAATACGCCACCGCACTTAACCACGACATCAAGTTAGACCTTTGCGATCTGACCGAGGATGAGGAATTCGCGCTCAACGAGATTGCCACCCTTGATGCGCTGCGTAACGGGGGTTGGGAATGAAATCTCCTTGGCCGCAATTCATTGCCATCGCCATCCTGTTTCTGATCGCTGCCGCCTGTGACCCGTGTGGTGACGGCGGTTGCACCGCAGCCGAGGAGCGAGCTTCCCATGCACGATGATATTTGGAATGACGACATGACTTGGTGGCATCACCAAGACGAGCTGATGCAGCAGCTTGAAGAACAAGAACGCATAGACGCCTGTAACCGGGCATTGGATGAATTAAAGGAGCAAGACGATGCAGAGTGAAACCATCGGCGCATTGGCCGCCGCGTTATCCAAGGCGCAAGCCGACATTACGGGGGCGCTGAAAGACAGCAGCAACCCGTTCTTTAAATCCAAGTACGCCGATCTGGCGTCGTGCTGGGATGCCTGCCGCAAGCAGCTTGCTGCTAACGGTTTGTCGGTGATCCAGACCACGCAGATGACCGAGCAAGGCTTGATGCTGGTCACCACGCTGGCTCATAGCAGCGGCGAGTGGATCGCAGGGCAAATGCCCGTGCTGACCAAGGACAACAGCCCACAGGGGCAGGGCAGCGGCATTACTTACGCCCGTCGCTATGCTCTCGCCGCCATCGTGGGGCTGGCGCAGATTGACGATGACGCAGAGGCTGCCCAAGGCCGAGCGTTTACCAACGACCCGCGTGGCGATCTGGGCAAGAAGTTTGACCAGACCAAGCGTGACCAGTTCGTGCAGCAGTTCCGTGGCGCGTTCGACCTAGACGCCGAGGAAAAAGACATAGCCCTTGCCGTGTTGGCGGTACATGAGGCGCTGAACCCAGACCATGACCTCTACATTGCCGTGGCAGATGTGCTGACGGCAAAGGAGCGGTCAGCAATCAAGAAGTACATTCAAATGGCAAAGGAGCAAAACCGTGGATAAGTTTGACCCAAATATGCGTGGCGTCCTGTTCAAGAACGACAAGGGCGACAACGCCAAACGTCCTGACTTTCGTGGATCGTGCGTGATTAACAACGTCGATTTTAACGTGTCTGGCTGGAAGAAAGTTAGTCAGAAAACCGGCGACACTTACTTGTCGTTGAAGTTTGAGGCGAAGGGGGAGGGCAAGTTATCCCGCAGCGGAGAGCCGCAGCATCAACCGACGAAGAAGCCCGAAATAACTGAAAAGAACTGGGACGATTTGGACACGCCGTTTTGAAGTGTATAAATGCGAGTGCAAAACAACAGGAGCAACCGCAATGAACCGCGATGACATCCACACCTGTAGTTACTCGTGCGAACGTCCCGCGTGTATCAAGGCGCAGCGTGATGAATTAGTGCAAAAGTTGCCTAAATTGGTGGCGGAAGCAGTAGCCGCCGAGCGGGAGGCGTGTGCGAAGATTTGTGACGAAACACGCTACACAGGGTATGTCCCTGCAGAAGATGGGGGAGCACGGCAGTATTACGATGGCGCCGCAGAGGATTGCGCCGAACAGATTCGGGCGAGGGGTGAGACATGAAAATCTTTATCGGTTGGGATAGCCGCGAGGACATCGCATATCAGGTATGCAGAGCGTCCATCCTGCGGCACACCAGCATCCCAGTGGACATTCAGCCTATCGTGCAGTCAGAGCTTCGGGAACGAGGCGTGTATACCCGAGAGACTGATCCGCTTTCGTCTACGGAGTTTTCGCTTACCCGCTTCTTGACCCCGTATCTGACTGGATACACCGGCTGGGCGGTGTTTGTAGACTGCGATTTTCTTTTCCGGGGGGACATTGCGGGACTGATGGACTACGCCGACGGGGCAAAGGCTTGCCTTGTGGTACAGCACGACTACAGGCCGACCGAAACGGTCAAAATGGACAACAAGGCGCAGCATCAGTATCCACGGAAGAATTGGTCAAGTTTCATGTTTATCAACTGCGCCCACCCGCAAGTCAAGACGTTGACACCCGAGGTGGTGAACCGTGAAAGTGGAATGTTCTTGCACCGTTTTCAATGGCTCACAGACGACGTTATCGGCTCTCTGCCGATAGCGTGGAACTATCTTGAAGGGTGGTATACCCGTGACCATTGCCCCAATCCTATAGCCGTCCATTACACCCGTGGTGGCCCATGGTTTAAGGACTGGATGGATGTGGAATATGGAGAAGAGTGGCTAGAGGCGAGTCGTCTCGCATGAAGCGCATATTTCCGCCCAACACCCGCAAGGCGGCCATGGTGGAGTCATTCACCGTATTGCTTCGTCAGGTGGACGAAACCCGCGCATGGGTCGTGACCATTGAGGAATTCAAGCGACCGCGCACCGATCAGCAGAATCGGTTTCTGTGGGGCGTTGTGTACCCATGCGTTATCGAAGCCGGGAACCTTGAAGGATGGACACCCAATGACCTACATGAGTATTTCCTAGGTGAGTGCTTTGGGTGGGAGACGCTAGAGGGCATGGGTCGCAAGAAGGTCAAACCGCTGAAACGATCTAGTCGTATGAACAAACAAGAATTCAGCGACTACCTAGAGTTTATTTCCATGAAGTGCGCCGATATGGGCATCGTGATACCGGAGCCGACGTATGAACCTGCGTAAAGAGGCCAGAGGTCGGGCGTGTACGGTGCGTTTAGAGGGTATCTGCAACCACAACAGCGAAACGGTCGTGCTGGCGCATATCCGTATGCCGGGACTCTCTGGCATGGGCATTAAAGCCGACGATTTGCTCGGTGCGTGGGCGTGTAGCGCCTGCCACGACGCCATTGACCGACGCTCCAATACCGACCTTGACCGGGACTACGTGCGGCTGTCTCACCTAGAAGGCATGGCTCGCACCATCGCCCAGTTACGCAAAGAGGGCAAAGTGTGACGTTCCTTGTAGATACGCCGTACATATCCGCTTACGTCCGTAACGAGTACCTGTTTGACGAGCAGGAGGGGCATGGAGACTTCACCCCCTGCACCGTGTTTGGGTTCCGCGCTGAACCTGCCCGAGTGCCTATGTTTCAAATCATGTTGGAATCAGGCGCACAATGGGCGCGAGTGCCAATTCACATGATCTGCTCCAAACCGTGCGAACCGCTGCCGTTAGAGGTTTGCGTGTGGTGGGACAGCTTTTCCCGCCATTGCACGGTTCACGAATTTAGTTTCCTACGCAATCACGCCGTGGATTGCATGGGACGAGATAAGAAGATTCGACACGGCAATTACCTGTTCACGATTGACTGGTGCAACGGTGGATGGTCAGAAATCCCCGATCAGCACAAGAACCATCACATCATCGTAGAGGAATCAGGACAATGGCTAGCCTATCCAAACAACAGACTGATCTGGAAAGACCCTTCGTGGATTCGCACGGACTTCCCACTACCGAAGTGGAAGTCACCCTCGCGGATTTATTCAGCCGAGTTTTTGGCACCGCAAACTTCAAGCTCTACCGCCCAGACGACCCAGAAACCAGCAAGGAAGCAGGTCGATCTATAGATACATCCCGGCTGGAGCAACTCGTATATGAAACTATTAAAAGCTACGGTACGACAGGTTGCATTAGCGACGATGTTAGAGCCGCCCATCCGACCCTTGCTTACAGCAGCGTTACGGCGCGGTTTAAGGCGTTGGCTGAAAAGGGACTGATACGATACGAGGGACGACGCAAAGGGGCTTCTGGGCGCTCACAGCGCGTTATGGTGTCCGTATGAGGTGGTTACTTGACCTTTGGCGACGTAGACAAGAATTTCGTGATGCAGAATGGCGTCACGTACCCCCGCCTAACTGGAACTGCAAACGCGGAGGGGTGGAGGTATGGTAAGCGACGAGGACGAGGCGTTTGAGCAGGAGCTAAAAGCAGCCCCATGGGCTTTTGGTCAGAGCAAACCCTTAACTATCTTCGAAGTGTTGTACCGGATGCGTAAGCAGGGTTTAGGGCAAGAGGCCGACTGGCTGCTGCGTGAGTGGACGATTTTAAGCCAGCGTTGACGGGTCGTCTAAAGGTAGGACATTTGCTATAATCACCTGTAGTTTAACCGGCAAAACCTCGGACTTTGACTCCGATAATCCTCGTTCGAACCGAGGCAGGTGATCCATGAAACAACGAAACATAGGCGCTGAAATAAAATCACTTCTTTTGCAAAAAACTTCCAATCGTGAAATTAGGAAGCGATTAAATTGTTCTGGCGCTACCGTTAGCTATCACGCTAAAAAATTAGGAATTTTTAAAACGCATAGACCGACTTACGATTGGTCTTTAGTGCAAAACGACATTGATGCTGGGATGTCAATGTATGAAATCATGAAAAAACATGGTTTCTGTAAAGCGTCTTGGTCTAAAGCTATAGCAACAAGGAAAATTACTCGTCGCAGCAAATTTAATGAGCTTTCTTTTTACGAATTAATCGCGCTTTTTTCTGGGAAACGCATCAATTCTTATCGCAAGCGGTTGTTAAGAAATCACATAGCCACGGAACTTGGTGCGTATGTTTGTAGCGAATGTGGATTAGGGGAATGGCGTGGCAAAAAGCTTTCTTTAGAGCTTGATCACATTGACGGAAACCCAAGAAACAACGCTAGAAGCAATTTGCGCTTACTTTGCCCAAACTGTCATTGCACGACAAATACTTGGCGCGGCAGAAACAATCGAAAAATCAGCCATCCCCCTCGGGAGGCCACTTAAAGGAACGGGTCTGTAGGAAGTAACGACCGTTGCACTTACAGACCCCCTTTAGGTAGTCCTCTACCTCGGGGTGAGAACAATAGTACCCCTGCCCGTTAGCGGGGCAGAAGAACACGCACATCTGGCACGGATCAAACCGTTTCCAATCTACCGACTTCTCATCCATCGCAGGTATTCCGCGCCTTCTTCGGGTTCCCACCAAACCTTAATTAAATCAGGATGGTTGGGCGGTAAATCAGGGTTAATTGTTGTCAGGGCGCACGGAGACAACGAATTGTCCCTAAAGCCCCTCTCCTTGGCGTAGCGGTCATATACCTTATAACTCGCCACTTTCATCGTGTGCATCGTAATGCCCGTTATAGGGTCTTTAAGAACGCTATAAGCGCTTTCGTGCTTGTGTCCTGCCACGTACAGGTGGTCGCGTGTACCCATTAGGGCGGCCTTCATAGGCCCGTGGGCGGGGTTCCATATGCTAGATCCCGCATGATCGTGGCGGGCGTTGACGCGCACCTCTAGCCCGTTGGGAAACCGCAACGCAATGCGAGCCTCGGACGACTTGTAGAGGGCGTTCTGCTGCTTGGCTATCCACTTCAGCGGATCGCCAGACCCAGACCACAAATCGTGGTTACCACCAATCATGTACAGCCAGTCGCAGCGGTTGACGAACCACTCTGCAAGCTTCCACGCCTGCGCCGCTGACGTACTCTGGTCGGCGTAAAGCCTTGCCAAACGTCCCGTCCAGTTATTCGTGGTATCGCCTACGTTGCAGGCAAACAGCCCCTCTGTGGCGTTGACAAGGGCGGTATGGCGCTCAATGGCCTCAATGTCACAGCCGTCATCGTCTACGTGCGGGTCGCCAAAGTGCAGCAAGCCGATAGCGCCTGACAGCTTGACCCGAATCGGGATGAGCTTGGACGCCTCCTCATGCTCGCGCTTGTGGGCAAACTTGCGCTTGCGCTGCTCAATCAGTTCTTCGATGGAAACGTCGTCATCCGGCAGCGGGGTGAACTCAAACGCCCCGCGCTCAACAATCGGGCGACCGGGATGGTACGTGGATTCGGGGACAACAACGCCTTGATCCTTTAGCCGCTTAAGCCGCAGCAACAAGGTGCGCTCATTCATGCCAAGCTTGGTGGCAACGATGGCGCGGATGCCGTTGGCTTCTTCTAGGAGTTTAAGTATCTGCTCATCAGTCGCTTTTTTTGCTACCACGATTTGCCTTCCGTTTTACCGTAATGCCGAGTTCCTTTCGGCGCTTTTCGGTTCTGTCCGGGGCTAACACGGCCCGCCACTCCAGATGGCCGTCAACAAGGCGATATTCTTCTTTGTGCGTTAGCGCACAGTCGCAGCACTCGGTGTAGGTATAGCCCTTGACCCTATACCAAGTGCCTTCGTTCATCTGCACAACAGGAATTTTCTTCATAACAAGCGTGCCTCTGCCTGTCTGCGCCTTACAAGTCCGGGTAGTACTTTACCCCCGCCACGAACCCATTTTGCTAACTGCTCTTTTGCCCCTTCCCAATCTTTTACGTCAATTCTTCGGCGCAATGTAGATGCTCTATATCGCCCTACGCCGAGGTTATACGCAAAATCTATCATAGCCGCTAGTGCTTTCGGCTCTGTGACAAGCCCCGGCGATGCCTTTAGCACCCTTTTTGCGTAGTTATGCCGCAATTCTTGGATCAGCCAAAGATTGGCCGTTTCTTTGGTAATAGGCGGGTCATCCATCGTGACCTTGGTTCCGTCCGGCTTGTAGACGGTTCCGTAGCCTATGGTGGGATAGCCAGCGGGGCAGATATACGGCTTGCTTCGGAATCCCTCAAAGTGTCTGCATAACTCTGCCGCTATCTCTATGGCCTCATCGAGTGCGCTCATAGACGCGACCCACAAACCAGAATGACAGGATCATGTTGAGTACGGCCATATCGTCCACGCTCCACATGGACGTTAAAACTTGCTTCCAATCACCGTTTTGCTCAAGGGCGATCAGGAACGCGGCGACTTTAACGGCGGCGTAAGCAATAACGAACAGGTACGTTACGAACGGCCTAACAAGGGCAGATACGGCAGCCACCCATTTACCGGCTGCTTGTGCGGTGGCGCTCTGTTCCTTGAACGCCTCCCCAATTGCATCTACCTCGGCCATCGTCATCTGGGCTTCGGTCTGCCGCATGGCGATTTCGCCCCTTACTTGGGCAAACCGCATTTCGGCATCTAGCATGGCTAATTCGTGTTTACGCTCGTTCTTCTGGTCAAAAAACTTGAGGGCTTCCGGCGCTAATCGCAGGAGGCCGCCAAACACGCCGCCAAGCAAGGTTTCCATCATTTCCAGAGCCAATCAATGACTTTGACAAAAACGCCGCCAATAACCGCCGCAAACCCACCTACGGCCATAAGCGTTTTCCAGCCGCCTTTAGCCTGCGCCAGCATTAACTTGATTTCGTGTACGTCCTTCTTCATTTCGGCCATATCCGCTTGCAAGGTCTCAATCTGTGCGTCGTGGCGGCCAATGTCCCGTGCCATTTCCATCGTCTAGCTCCTTACGGGTGGGTCGCTTTGTAAGCGTCAAATTCGGCTTTGAGTTCTTGGATTGCCTTAATTAGCGGGGCAATCATTTCCTCATAGCCAATCGACATAACGGCGTCACCGCCTTTGATCGTGTGATCTTGGTAACCGCCAAAGTCCACGCCCATGCTGTCCATTACGGCTTTAACCTCTTGCGCCACTAAACCGTGGTGCAATCGACTGCGCTTATGGGTGCCATCGTGGGTTATGTTGGCGAGCTTGCAGGCTTCCTGCCACGCTTCAATTTCTTCCGGCGTTGCATCTGGGCTGGGGGCAGGTGGGCGGTAATCCTCACGCATATCCCATCGGAACATACGCGGCTGCAATTGCATCACAAAATCCAATCCTAAATTGGTTGTTTGGATGTCGGCTTTATCACGCTCATCGGAGCGATTTTGCACAGCGCCATAGGCATACGTTGTGGTTGACGAATTGCCAAGCTGAACTTGATTAGAACCCGTAATTTCAGCCTGATAACCAAGGCAAGTGACGTTATCTTGCGTGGTTACTGACGAATAACCTGCGGCAGAACCGATAGCGGTATTGTTAGCGCCAGAGGTAATAACGCGCATCGCCCAAAAACCAACAGCGGTGTTATCGGCTCCAGTAGAGGATGAGCCAACACCTTGGATTGCCGAGTTGCCAATGCCGGTATTGCCATTGCCCTGCATATTTCTGCCGGTTTGATTACCGACATAGGCATTGAAAGAAGCGTTATAAGCAGCGCCCGCGTCATACCCAACATAAGCGTTTGAAACGCCGGTGGTAACAGCCGTTCCCGCATTAACGCCAACAAATGCGTTTAGTGTTCCAGTTGTAATGCTGTCGCCTGCGCCAACACCAAGCCCAGTATTAGACGCTCCTGTAAAACCCGTTAAATTAAAAACAGCAGGATTAACCATTTGGAACCGAGTACCGTCGTAAATAACGGCAACGGTTTGTCCTGACTTAATTTCTGCCGCCGACAGCGCCGTAGTGCCGTTCTTGGTAACGCTTTTTGCGCCAAGGCTGTTGATGTTGAGCGTAACAGCGCCGGTATTGTCGCCAGCGGCCACGAAGTAAAACATCTGTCCTGCGGCATAGGCGGCAAGCGAGGGCGTCAGAGAGCCTGTAATCGTGTCTGTGCCGCTAATTGAGCCAATCAACTTGACCGTGGTGCTTTGCACCTGCCCGAGCGTGGCGGCATCCGTGGCATCCGTGCCGACAGCAAGACCCGTGAGCTTGTTGCTACCCATCGGGATGTTGGCGGTCGGGGTGGTCTGACCGTCTTTGGTAAGACAGGTGGAGAGGCCAGTAGCAAGGTCAGCGGTCAGGGCGTTAAACGCCGTGCTGCTAATGACGGTGCCTGATACGACAGGCTGACCTGCCGTGTTGATTACAAATGTGCCGGAACCGTTAAAACTCACGAGGCTTACTCCTGTTCTTGCGCTGCCAATGCGCCAGCGATTGCGCCTGTTGTGCCACGGGGCATTTGGCCGGGTTGTTTAGTTAAACCGCGTTGCAATGCCTTACTTAATGCCAAGTTACGCGCCCCATAACGCAGCGCCGGGTAGGTCAAAGCGAGATAAGGGTCTTGGCCGATAAACGGCAATGTCGCAGCGCCACCTGCCGTCATCGCAAAATCCAATGCACTAACGCCGGGGCTACCTGACTTTTCGGGAACCGCAGCGGCTTTGGGGAAAGCACCTGCAAACCGCGCCGCTTGCTCTAACTCGGGCGACAGCGGTTTACCTTTTTTCAGTAACGCGGCTAGTTTGGCGGCATTGACGTTGCCCGTGGTCTCTAACGCGCCCTCAACCGTGTAGGTTTTAGCAATAGTGCGTCGAGCATCATCAAACTTGCGGGCCAAATCGGCACGGCCAATCTGCTGTAAATGGCGATTTACCATTTCTTCCAATGCTTCCGCTGCGTCGCGCTGCGCCCTACCAAGCGCCTTATTGGAGGGAACAGCCGAACTTGCACCAGATAAGTTATCAGTTGCTGCTTTACGCAGTTCCTTGATGTATTCAATCGCTGATTCAGCATCAAACGATTTTTTACGCATTGAAGTAACTAAATCTTGGATTTCCTCAACGGAACCAATATTTGCTTCTGGAAAATCTTTAGATATGCGCGAAGATGCTTTCTTTAAATTTCTTAAATCTCGGAAATACGGACGATCCGCAGTAATTCGACCAGCATCTTTAAGGTCTTTATAAACTTCACCCGCTTGCGTACGCAATTCGGACAAAGATTCTCGCGTAATCGGCTGGTTTTGCGACAAACCGACTGATTTAGCGGCAAGAGCATTGGTAATGTCTTGGTTGCGACCAGACGCGATCTGCTGCGTTGCGGCTTTGCCTGCCACACTTTCTAACGCCACATTACGCACAGACGGCTTAACAGAAGCCGGGGGAACCACGTAGCCAGCAGGCTGCGCTTTGGCAAACTCTCGCTCTGCCGTAGTCGGTGCGCGTTGGAAATTCTCTGGCGCTTGGCGTCCAACTTGCGGCATAGGTACGCGGGAACCGGCCATAGCCGACTGCACTACGCCTAACCCACGCTCCAGACCAGTCTGCGGCTCTGGCAACCCAATTTGCGTCATGGTGCGCTGCAATGCTTCTGACGGCATTTGCTGTTGCGAACCCGTTGTCATGTTGTAGAGCGACATAGCCGCATCTGCTGCCATGCCGGGGATGCCGGTAACGCCAGTCACAATGTTTCGAGCGGCTAGTCCACCCTGACGCAGCATATCTTGCGGCAATGTGCGTATTTGGTCGCTCAATGACGGGCCTTGTGGCGCAGCAGGCGCTTGCGGCATTTGCGGAGCGGCAGGCGTTTCTATTGGCTGCCACCGACCGTTTCGGTAAACGATCCGTTCACCCGTTTTTCGGTTGACTGCGGTACGCCCTTCCAAAGACTCGGCCATCGTTATTGCTCCAAGTCAAAACCGTCGGGCAACTCCGTCGCAGGCGCGTTGAAATACGTGCCTTCGCGCAGTTGTGAAGATTTCTGCCTATTGAATTGCAATCGGCGTTCAGCGGCTTGCAAAGCACGGTCAAGCACCGCATTGCGAGTCTTAATTGGCAGACTTGAGGAACCTTGCAATTCCAACAAGATTGCGCGTTCGCCTTCGGTTGGTGCTGCGCCGAAAATTGATCGCAACTGCGGCAACACTTGCTGTTTGAGCAACAAATCAAACTCAAGCGTTTCCTTTGCGCCCGCTGGCTCAATGGAATCCGGCAGCAAGGTAGCGGCCTGCGCTCGCTGACCCGCTCCCAAACCCTCAAACGATTTGTCACTCAAAGCGCGAGCTTGTTTGAGGAGGTCAATGCCCGTTTCCGTGGCAAGGATGTTTTCGTCAGTCTCAAAAACTTCATTTTGTACGGTGGGCGAGAGCGCCTTACCGCCACGGCCACCCGTGCGCTCACGGAGTGATATTTCCCGACCTTTATAACCAAGCATGGCTTGCTGATATGGCGTTAGAGCGCCTTCTTCTGGCAATTCAATACCAAGTTCTTTAACCGTTCCGCGTTTGCCAACAATGACGCCCTTTCCGTCTTTAGTACGCACAACCGTAGTGCCAAATTCTTCGGCTTCGGTCGGCGTCATGGAACGCTCAAGGGCGGCAGCCAACAGCGGTGCGCGGCGCAATGCAGCTGTGCCAACCGGGGTCATCGCCACATTCATTGCGTCCTCTAGATCGCGGCGATATTGCGAGGTCGGCTGGAATTCTTCCAGCGTGGTTTGTTCGGGAATAGCAGCAGGAGTAGCCGCTTTCGGGTCGTACACATACCCACCGCGCAATCGACCGGCAATCTGCCGTCCTGCGGCGCTTTCCATTTCCTCGGCCTTGGTTGCCGCTTCACCCGCTTTCTTGCGCTGACGGGCGCTCATAAACGATTGCAGGGCAGCAACAAGTGGAGCAGCAGCAGGGGTCGGAGCGTCAGAACCAGAGAGCGGGCGGTAAGCCTGTGCCTCTAAGGCTTCTGCCATCGCCTGACGGCGGCGAGCCTCGGCAATCTGACGCTCGTATGCAGATGGTTCTGCAAAAGTCGGTACATAGTTAATCGGCATTTTCAAAGTCTCCCCTGTAACTGCCGCCCTGCGGCGTCGTCATACCGGGTGATTTAGGCTTGGGTTGGGTTAGCGGCGTCTTGGGGAAAACGCGGCCAAACTGCGGTTGTGCCGGAACCATCGTCATTGGGTTCGGCGTGTACTGCATATCTTGGGGAGGCGTGAAGTTGTCCATGCTGCCGCGCTGCTGAAGGGCGTTTGCCAGCTTCTGCTGTCGGCTCATGGGGCCACTAAAGGTCTGGTATCTGCCGTTCACTTATCGACCTCCAAAATAACCGCCAGCCGCACCGGCAAGGCCGCTTAACAGCCCAAGCTGGGCGTTATAAGCGGCGGTTTGGTTAGCGTAGTTACGCTGTGCGAAGTCGCCTGCCGCTTGCGTTCCGGCAA